AAAGAAGATTTAGATATAGCATTACCTACATTAGTAGAAGAAGCACCTGAACTATGGGCAGATATATTAGACCAAAGCAGAATGACTGATGCTGAAAGAGAATATGAAGAATGGATACAGTCACAAGCAGGTGTAGCAGAAATACTAGGTAATGATTTATCACAGCAACAAATACAGATAGCAGTAGCTAACTTAATGACAGGTCAATTTTATGGTATTAGTGGTAATCCTGCAATAGGTAGGAGAGATATATCAGGTAGTGGAACTATACCACTATTCACATACGGTATGGAAACTAATTTATATTCTGACCCACACATACAAAAAAATGGTCAAACATGGTTACAAGATGTACAGCTTAGGTTAATTGAATTAGGTTTATTAGGAGATTATGTAGGTCAAGAAGATAGAACTATATTTACTCCTAATCAACTTGACCAAGCAACTATTAATGCTTTGGAAGATTTAATGAGTACTTTAAATAGAAGTGGTCAGTATTTACCGGGTGCATCTCAACTTCTTAAAGATATGACAGAACTAGGTTTAGATACAGGTGCATTTGAAACTGCGTTAGGAAGTGGTGATAGTGCTACTATAAGTCAATTCTTTGCAGACGTTGCATCTAGTAGTGATGCTAAAAAACTATTTCATAATTATTTAATACAAGGTGCAGACAAATTAATTAAAGATAAAAAAAGAATGGGTGCAGATATGCAAATAATAATTACACCTTCTTACGAAGCTAGAATGGCAGATGCTAAGTCACAATGGTTTTCATTGACAGGTAGTATGATGAATCCATATTTAGCTGCTGTTGCTGCACAAGAAGTAGGAAAGATATACGAAGATGTACAAATGTCAGAAGGTAAATACATGGGTGCTTTTGGTTTAGCATCAAGCATATACAAGAAAGCACAACAGGATAGAGTCGCAGGTAACGCACCTTCAAGTGTAGTTAAACCTATGTCAGACCCACTACAGCTTATAGAACAAAAGATTACAGAAACAATTTCAAAGATGGCAATAGAAGACAATGCAGCATTTTCTGAAGGAAGTACACAACGAAATTATGGGACAAATCTTTGGGCTTTGCTTAGTAGTTTGGGTTAGTATGTCATACAATTTTCATGAAGATAACCTTATACCAAGCGTAGAACCTGAGAAAGTATACGAAGCAATATTAGATATTATTAGCGATACTTCTTATGGTACTGTACCTTATGAAGAAGCATGGAATATGTTTGGTGCTATGGCATGGGAATCTTTTGCAGATGCAGAAGGTATAGGTAGTGAAAGTTGGAATAAAACAGCTTTTAATCCTATGGCACATACATTTGATGAGAATGGTGACTTGTTAGCAGTAGGTGTATTTCAAATTAATATTCAAAATTTTCCAGATATGGTAATGAGAAGCATGATTGACACAGGATATACAGATGAATTTAGTTTTAGCCCTACAGTATTTAGTGTTAAAAAGAATGATTGGAAAGCAGATGACCCTGATTTAGAAAAAAAGAAACAATTATTCGAAGCTGCAAATATATGGGTAAAAATGCCTGAAAATAAATATGCTATATTGCAATGGGCTCAAGACCCAAACACATTTGATGTACAAAAAGAAATTGCTAAAGAAGCATTTATGGATAGAGAAAAGAAAGGTCTGTATGGTGGTACAGCATGGGACGCTTACAGGTACGGTAAGATAGATAGTGGTCATAATGTATTAGAAAAGCAATATGGTTTTACTAGATTTGACCAACCCTATCTACATGGTGTTGCAACTAACACATACGATTTAGATAATAGTACAGAAGTAGAAGAAAAATCTTTGCTAGATAGGTTATATAATAAGTTCTAATGAATGAAAAAGAAATAAAAGAAATATTAGAAAAGTTTTTTAATCACACATTAGGTGTAACATATAAAGACCCTCTTATGGTATATGATGTTGAATCGTTGTTATCTGTAGTAGGTAAAACAGTAGGTGTACCTGATAATCAATTAAGAGTATTAAAACTGCTTATTGATAAAGCTAAGAAGACAGGTCGTATAAACGACAAGTTAGTAAAAGGATTATATAAATCTATTGTTGAAACTACAGGTGATGTGCAACTTTCATCATTGATACTTGATAAATCTAAACCTACTGCTGAAAGATTATCTAAGATAATTGAATTAGTTTATGCACCTAGCTACAAAGGTATCTATAGAAATATGAGTACAACAGGTCCTGAAACTAATTATGATTTAGCACAAACATTTCAAGACACAGATGTACTAGGAAGAACAAGGCGTATGCCTGATGGACCTACAGGTTTTGTACCTGCATATACAAACTTACTTGCAGCAATAACTGCAATAGAAAAAGGCTTTATTGCTTTTACGCCATATAGAAAAGTAACTAACAAGATTGGTGATAAACAAGTTATTAATACATCACAGTCAGATATGTTTGTAAATTCAGTAGAACAAATAGCTACTTTACATGATATGAAATCTATGAACCCTAGTGGTGAAGTAGATGTATTTGAAATGACGCTAGATAAATACAATGACATTACAAGAATATTAGAAGTTGTATTAGCTGATGCAGAGTTAATTGCTAAGTACGCAAGAGAAAATCTTTTAGACCCTGAAGTATTAAAGAAACTAAATAATGAATTACAAGAAGAATTAAACAAAAAGAAAGCAGAAGCTAAGAATAAACCTGTACTAGATGTTAAAGGTCAGGGAATGATTAATGCTTTGAAAGAATGGAAAGCAACACAACCTGATTCATGGTTTGGTAATAATCCTGTAATCATTAACTCAGGACAAATGGGAATAGAAGAAGCTGCGTTAGATATTCATAATAGAAATAAAATGCAAACAGGTGGACATGCACCTGCAGGATTTATTGCAAACCCTGTAAGTAATCCAAAAATATTTCCGCAAAAAGGTAAAGAGTATAATCTTACACCATTGTATAAAACTGAAGGAGTAACACCGGGTGTCGATATAGATGACGCAAAAGTTTATAAATATTTATTTGATAATGCAAGTCCTGAATTAAAGAACCATATCAATATGTTGGCAAGAATGGGTTATGATGATGTGTTACTTAAACTAGCTCAAACATATATCTATGCAAAACCTTTACCTAAAAATGCTGATGGCACACAAGATTATCAAAGAGGTTGGTCTGTTAAAAAAGGTAAACAAGCAGAGTTTTCATTAGCAAAACAAATGAACGTTGATGCTGCTGACTTAAATGTGATAATGGTTAATAGTAACAAGTTTGATGAAACTGCACTTAAAACAGCAATGTATTCTTTATATGGTGAATATAAATTACCTCGTAATGTAATAGGTTATAGAGCAGGAGGAGAATATGTTGTTAAAACTTTTGATGCTTTATTATATAGAGATATAGATGCAATTGCTGATGAGTTAAGAAGAAAATCACAACTTAAAAGACCACTTGAATATTGGCAAGCAGCAGCTGAATCAAAACTTAAAGAGATAGAAAGAACAATATCTAAAAATGATTTAGTTTTAAACAAATGGAATATACAGGGTACTGATGGTGTCAAAAAGAATACATATGTTATTGATTTGAGTAACTTTGACCATACAACATTTGCTAACGCAATGGAAGATTTTCAACAGGAACTTCTTGGTAAAGGTAAAGTAATGGTCAAGATAGATGGAGTGCTAAAGATAGTAGATGTAAATACAAATGCTACACAATTGTTTGAAAACAAGATAAGTGATTACACAATCCATGTAACAGGTAACACTGATGTTGTTGGTGGATACTATAAAGACTTAGCACAAAGAATAGTACAAGCTTTAGTAAGTCCTGATATGTATTACGAGAAACTTGGTAAGCCACAAATCATGAAAGATAATATGAAAGGTGGCACTGTACAAGCTGACTATACAAAATCCCCTGTAGCTATAAATGATTACAGTGTAATTAATAACGAAAAAATGGAAAACGTTATGACCGTACAACTAGAAGGTGGAAAACTAGCACCTAATTACAATAACCCTAATGTTGTTACTCAAATAGATTTAATAGAACAGGGTAAACAAAATGCATTCTTAATTAGAGAAGCAGACTTACTTAAAAAATTAGGAGTAGCTAATGTAAAAGATGCAATTAAGATATTAAAAACTAATCCTAAATTAAGATTAAATAACTTTGATGCAGGTCAAGAACTTAAAGTAAATATTAAAGGTTGGGAAAAATTAGAAGGATATAAGTTTGGTGAAACTGAAAGATTAAAAGATGGAAATTATAAACTTACAAAACCTAATCAAGATTATATAGATAGATTTATAGAGCTTATTGGTAATCCTACTGCTACTTTTAAAATACCATCTAAATTTAATCCTGAAACAAATATGTGGGATAAACTTCCTGACGAACTAAAAATATATCAACAAGAAGGACTTATAGAATATATTATTAATCAAAGTAAAGTTCGATACGATAAATTTAAAAATAAAAAAGAGCCTCATCCATTTTGGTTATTAGAAGTAGGTGAAGTTAAAAGTCCTTCTGCTAAAAAGGCAGAGGCTATCAATGAAGCTTTACGTGCAATAGAACAAGCACAGTTACAAAATGCTAGATATTGGTCATATGGTCAAGACCCTAAAGCTATTACAAGAATAGGTAAAAATAATTACGAAGGCAGAGTACAAAACCTTTTCTTATCTGCTAACAAGTTTGAGCCATTAATAGCTGACCTATATAATTTTATAACTTCATTTGAATTTGGACCTAGAGATTTTGATATGAATAGATTAATGAATAATTTACATTCTGATGTATTCAAATCAGAATCTCTACAAGAAATTGTAAATGCATTATTAACAGATGACATTGGATTAACTAATGCTGTCAAGCCTGTAGATATAAAACAATTAGAAATAGCAAGACAGCAAAACTTCTTAGGTAAATTAACAATGTTCTATAAGTTAATGGGTAGGCACAATGCTGTATTAGATGCAATAACTTTAAACATAGCAAAAGAAATGGCTAGTAGAGATTATGACTTACAGAACAATATGGAGAAAGTACAAAACTTTTTAGATGCAGTAAAGAATTTAGATGACTTAGGTAATGCTAAAGCATTGGAACAAATTGTAAATCAAACATTAGGTAATCATCAAGATTACTTGTCATCTAAGATTATGGAAACTATTAACGCCTTGCATATGGCAGAAATAGAAATGCTTACTAAGTATCCACAGCTTAAAGACGATTACAAAAATCTTAGGGCTATAGATAAAGTAGAAGGTGAGTTTATGCCACCTGTTCCTGAAGACATAGACCCTGAAACTATAGAGGGTGCAATAATGGATAGAGGAGATGCTGACCCTAGATTTAAAAACAAGAAACCTACAGATAAAAGTAACTTGATGAATGCGTTGCTTGAATCATTTCAAGGATTAACAGGTGCTGATTTAGCAGACATGCTTGAATCTTATCAAGCGTATCAAGAAGTAATAAAAACTTATGGTAATGAAAAGCTTGAGTATGAAGGTAATAGAAGTAAATATACTTGGATAAGAGAAGTTGCAAGAATTGTAAATCGAATTGAAGGTATTATATCTAGTGCTAATGGTCAAGGCAGAGCTTTATCTCTAACAGAAGAAGATGCAATAGCAAATAATATAGAAAAATTAAGACAACAAAAAACAGTTGGTGAATTTAATATATTTAAAAAAAGTTTAGAAGATGTATTTTCTCAATTAGAAGCAAAACCTAGTATAGAATTTTTTAATAATTCATTTGATGCTGCTATAAACATGGGTGATATATATAAACGACTAGGATTTTTTCCTGGTAATGTAGTAGACCCATTTGCTGCTTTGCAAAGAATTATATATGATTGGTCTAATTTTTATTTAGGTGAAAGTAAATTACGTGTCGATAATTTATTTGGTAGCGAAGTCAGTGTTAATTACATGGGTAATGAGATTGAACCATTTGATGATGAATTGTATAAATCTAAGTTAATTACAGAAGCTTTAGATTCAGAGTTTTTACCTCATATATTTAAAGATGGATTAGAAAATTTCTTTGCTTCATCACCAACTGCGTTACAAGCATTAATGATGAATGACACAAATGTTAATCCTGCTATACAAGATAAATTTATAAAAGACTTTACAGCAGAGTATGGCGATATTGTTATTAACAATGAAGCTATGACAAACAGTATGCAGTCTATATTACCAATGATTGCACAAACTGTATTTGTTGATAAAGGTTCTTTATCTTTATTAGTAGATGAAATGTATAAATTAACTAATAAAGGTGAAGCACCTAAAGTAGATTTTAATGATGCTAAAAGTTTAAGAGAATATATAACAGAAGTGGCAGACACATTATTGAGTGGAGATATATCTTCATTAGACCCAAGAGATATGGTCAATGCATTAAAGAAAGTATTTCCACCTGATGATTACCCTGAACTATATAGATATATTACTAATGACCCACTTGCTTTAAATTATGCAACATTCGTATTAGAAACTAATTTAAAAAGATTAGCACTACGTCCTGATAACTTAAAGAAAATATTAGATGCAGAGTTATCAGCAAAAGGTATAGATAAAATTAACTTTGCAGAGTTTAAGAAAAAGGTACTTGGCAACAATGTATTTAAACTATTGTCAGGTGATGGTGATGCATTCACAGTACAACCTGAAGATGTAACAGAGCTAAAGAAAACTACTAAAGCAAGATTACAAAATATGGTATATACATACAATAGAATGACAAGAGATAGTAATATAGGTTTTAAGTTAGTATCTAATATTCCTGACAAATGGGAAATAAAAGCATCACAAGGAAAAAACTTTAATCCATTTATAGTAGCTCCGTCTAAAGGTTCAGATGCTTTTTATCATATAGAAATGTTTTTAAAAGACCCTTCTATAGGTTTAATGGAATCATTATCTAATAGTAAAGAAGCTCAAATGGCACTGCAACATATATTAGAAGTAGAACAACCAAGCAGTTATGTAAACAATACATCTATAAATGGTAATCAAAACTCTAGTGTATTAAAAAGTGGGTTTTTAAATTCATATTTGTATAGTGATAGTTTATCAGAATACGTAGGTATGGAAGCATTACAAAAACAAATGCGAGAAGAAATTAAAGAAATAAAAGCTTTCTACGAAACATTAAAAGAAGAAACATTATCAAAAGTTACAGATGAAACAAAGATAAAACAATTAGAACTTACATTTGAATATTTAGAAGATGGACTTAATGAAACATTTAAAATGGCAGAGGCTAGAGCATTGTCATATAGTAGAGAGTTTGTAGCAGAAAAAGGCACTAAATCATTTTATGGATTAGATGATGCAGGTGCTTTCCCAATAGCTAAATTAAAAATAGACAAAGCATTACTTCAGACTGCACCTGATGTTAGAGCTTTTACTCAATTTATGGTTCCAATATTATTGAGAAATAAATCTTTAGACATATCAGATATGAAAAGCATACAAGATAAATTGTTACAAGACGGTGTAAATTTTGAAATAGCACAATATGTAGAGGTGTTACAAGACTTAACAGAAAAAAAATTCGGAAGAAAAAATATTGACAATGCATTAGAACTAGCTAATAACTTACATGACACTATGTTTTTTGATTCTGAAACAGGTTTGATGAAACCTATTATTCCTGATACAAAAGAGTTTAAGATATCAGGTAGAGAAGCTGAATTTCATTTTATACAAATGTTGCATAAGTTTAATCAAGGCGTAGATGTAAGTAAGCTACCACAAATAGAAGGCACACCTGACAATAAACAATTGCAAGAATACTTTCAAGGTACATACAACATATACGAATCTACATATGAAAATATTAAATCAAACAGATTTACAGAAGATGGTAGAAATATAGGTCAATGGTGGGAAGATACCAAAAATAAATATAAAATTATGACTGACAGATTAGTAGAGCCACCTAAAGGTCCTATTGATAGAACAAACTTTAAAGACTTTGGTTCAATGTTTATGATGCAGTTTTCTAAAGACGCACTTAACGAAGTAATAAAACCATGGTCAGCTGAAGATGATTTAATTAGAACTTATACAATTGAAATGGAAAACATCAGTTCACACATTAGAAATAGACAAGATACATTATTTGAATACATAAATACAATTATTGATATACCAACAACACCAATGTTATTAGCAGGTAATACACGTAATAAGACACTTGCTGAACGAGGTCCATTAGGTTGGCAAATAGTAGAACCTGCTAGACCTGCAATACCATTAGGACCACCACAAGGTCCTAGTGATTTAATACTACGTGGTCAAAGTTCTTTGCTATATGATGATAGTGTTATAGCTTTACAGAGAGGTCCTAACTTTGGTGAGGGTGACCCATTTAACAATGCATTTACAGCACCTACAGCTAAAAAAGTTAAAGCACCTAGAGATTTTACAGTACTTAAAAACATTGTAGATGCTACTAGAAACATTAGATATTCTAAAGCTAAGTATCAATATAACTTTGGCAGAGGTAAAGCACTTACTATGTACACAGGTGCAGGACCACAAACATCTATGGTTGCATACGAGAATGTAAATCCATTTAAGAGATACTTTAGAAATCTTAGAACATTAACTGAGTTACCATACTTTTATAATAAGCATGCAGGTAAATCAGGACCTAGAGTATATGTAGGGTATTATGTTACAGAACCATACTTTACCGGTCAAACAAGAGGTGCAATAAAAAGAACACCTAGACAAATATATCGCAAAACAGGAATATTAGGTCTTCCAACAAAACCGGGTGTTGATTTAAATGCTTCAGTATTTGAAGATTGGTATAGAACTACTAAGTCTGCCTATCTTACAAATACTTTAGTTACTAAACCTGCACGTGCTTATGGTCGAGTTAATCAAGCAGCGTTTTATGCAGATATGATATTAGCTTTTAATGCTTATAATAAAGATACAGCAGGTATGTCATATGAAGAATTTATTAACCATGCAAACACAAAACCGGCACAACAAGCGTTGAATAAAGTTTTTTATCCTATACAAAAAATAATGGAGATACCATTTAATAAAAAAGAAAAACTATTAGGGAAGAAAACTAAATTAAAAGAACAATTAGATATGGGTGAGATAACTAAAGAGCAATACGACAATACAATTAAAGTATATAACATGCAAGAAAAAGGTATTAATACTGACATAGGTTTTGTCACTTTTGTTGGTAGATTGTTTGAAGGTTTTATGGAAGGTGGACCACGTAACATAGGTAGACAATTAGAACAAGGCAGACAACGTAGTGAGTTAATTGCAGAAAATTATAAAGCAGATACAGAAGAAGAATGGTTAGCTAATATACAGAAATCTTACTCAGACCTAGCTAAGACTAAACATCTATCTTATAATTATAGTGATGATTACTACAGTTCAGCTAGAAGATTTATAAATAGACAAATGAGAAATATGAAAATGTTTAATAAAGATAAAACAGAAAGAGTCGGTGACCCTGAATACATGTTTGAAAAACCACAAGATATATATAATATACCGGGAGGACTTAAGTAATGGGACAACCAAAAATAGATGGAGTATATGGTTTAGGTGAAAGAGACCCAAACATTGGTAAAGTAGGATATCATAATGTACTTAGTAAAGTACCTACTAATCCTAATAGTGTTATTTATAAGAAAGGTAACACATACTACGTAGTCTTTACAACAGAACTAGATGGCGAACAAGTCAATGCATTCTTTGAATATACAGACCCTAATGGTCCTAAACTTGGTAGTGATGTGCAAATGCAATCTGATACAGGTGAGTTTGTACAATCATTAAAAGTATATGATGGCTCTATGTTATCTGATGCATTTATTGCAGAGAGTATTAACTTAGGTAAAGCTAATCAATTACCACCTGCTTATTTAAATCAAAGAGGTTTTGACCCATTTGAGTTAATGAATATGCAAGCAGATAAGTTTATGAAAAAGTGGGGACCATACCTTACTAAGGAATATGATGAGGTACTAGATATAGTGTTTCAAGCTGCGATACAAGGTATAGAAGTTAATAGACAAGCTATACAAGATGCATTACCTATGGGTACAGAGTTTAATTTTAGATTATTAGATTATACAAATGCTAAGATTACAGGTCCGGGTGCTATGGCAGCATGGGAACAAGCACAAGAAGAAACACTTGATACTGTATTAGATGATTATGCAGGTAATTTTAAATTTGATAATCCTGAGATATATGCAAACCTAAAAGCATTATGGACTGAAGGTAATATACAAAACGAAGCTGTATTAAAAAACATTGTAGAAAAAATGTTTATGGATAAAGACTTAGGCGAAGACTTTAATGAATACTTTGATAGCATCAAAGGTTCTATCTATGGTACTCAAAGCCCGTTCACATTAGATTTAACTAAGAACTTATCATCTATATCAGATGACATAGATAGAATTGTTGGTGGTAAAGCCGGTGAGTTTATTAAAAGCGACAAAGTTAAAATGAATCAGTTTCAAAATATGTACGATACTACTGACGGTAAGAAAAAAGTACAAGATGAATTACAAGCTATATGGGACGCAGGTGCACCTGATGCACTAAAAGGTAGTAATGCATACACTCAGTACATATACTTTAATGAAGCTATGATGACTAATCAGGGTAGAAATATGGCAATCACTCACGATAAGTTTGATGAGTATAAGTATTTAAATTACGGTGAGATGTTAGAGCTATCTAGAAAACAAGGATATGAAGAAGGTAACGAGTTTACACAAAATATTTTAGCACAAGCAATTGGTAGAAAACTTGGTGATAGTAGATACGAGGAGAAATTTTAATGGCAGGTCCAATAACAAGTAGCATAGTAGATAGTCAGTTTATTTATACAGGAGAACCCGGTAGTAAGTATGACACTGTTGTATATGTTAGAGATGATAACAACAATGTACAAACAGCAGGTAGTGACGAAGAACTACAGGGATTGTTAGATAGTGGATACACAGCTATTAGTAAGAATGAGTACAACAACAGAAGAACAGGTTTAGATAATCAAGGTAACAAGATATCTACAGTAGATGAATACTTAGCAAACAATCCACAACTTAAAGGTCGTAGTGGTGCTAGAGAATTAGTTGAAGTATTTATTAATGAGTGGATTAAGACAGGTTCAGAAGACTTAGCAGAAGATGCTATGTATAACAGTATATATTTAGAGCAAGCATTTCCCGGTATTAAAGATGATAATGGTGTGCCTATATATACAATCTCTCAATACACATCAACAGAAAGAAACTACAATGTTGCATTATCAGAGAAAGGTTTAAATCCTTTCTTACCATTCTTGCAAGAAAAGAAAGCAGACTTGTTTAGAAATCAAATAGACCCTACAGAGTTTTCATCTAGACTAGAGGAGATAAGGTCCAATGTATTAGACAGTCCTGATAAAGACCTTGTATTAGAAAAATATAATCAATTCTTTGTTGAAACTGGAAGACCAATAGAGATGACAGATGAAGCATTATTTTTACTAGCAATAGCACCTGATGCTGATGCGTTGTTACTTGACGAAAGATTTAAGATAGCTGATATAGGAGTACAAGCAGCATTAAAAGGATTTAACATATCTAAAGGTATGGCATTAGATTTGTATGAAAGAGGATATGGTGTAGCAGAAGCAACACAGACATTTGGTACTGCAGCAAACATATTAAAACGTACTGCATTACAACAAGCTAGGACATCAGGAATGCCTGTTAGTGAATCAGATATGTTAAGTATTGATGACTATATGTCAGCATTTGTAGATTTAGATGCTGATGCATTAACAACATTTACAAGAATTACAAGTGCAGCAGCTTCTGCAGAGTCAGCTGATGTAAGTGCAAGAACTACAGAAACTGGTCAAGTCGTTGGACTTACAGAACTTTAGTGTTATAATAGATTAACTGCGTTGCGTGGTCCGCTGAGAATAGACCTGCAAACTATCCGATAGGGTGTCCTACGTGTCCTATTGTGTATTTAATTCGTAGTGTTCAAAAACAAAACCCCAATCATTTAACCTAGCGTTTGATTGTGTAATGGTTTATAGCTAGAGATAACGGAGAAGAAATGGAATATACAGATATAGACAACGAGGAGAATAGTCCGAAGGGTCTAAGAGAACAATTGAAAAAAGAACAAGCCAGACGCAAAGAAGCTGAGTCACAACTTGTTGGACTTACTCTCAGTGAAATGGGATTGAGTGCTAACGAGGGACTAGGTAAAGCTGTAACAAAGCTCTATGACGGTCCAATAGACAAAGATTCAATTAGCAAGTTTGTTGCAGATGAGTTTAATTATGTGTCAAACCAAAATGTGAGTGAAGCACCTGTTGAACAACCTGCAAGTAAAGTAGAGCAAGTAACAGCGGCAGAGCAAAGAGTACAACAATTGAATACTGTTAGTAATCCAAATGAATCTCAAGACATCATGGAACAATTAAGTGGTGTTATACAGGAAGGTAGCGTTAAAGATGCTATACGTGCAAAAATGTCTTTGATTCAACAAATTAATGACAGAGAAAAATAAGTATAAGATAACAAACTAGGAGAAAATAATGGCAGCATTAGGTTCAGCGGACCCTATTTACAGTAAGTATATAAATAACTTTCATGGTGAATTGTTCCGCGTTGGTGGTCAAAGAACACCTTTCACAGCTGCTGTAGGCGGAATGACCGGTGGTGGTAAAGTCATTCAATCCACATTCTTTCAGTTTCAAACTGCTGACTCTGCAACTGTATCAGCTGCAGCTGACGTAGGAACTGAAGGTGGAGCACCTACAGAGTATCTTGGTAGAGATAGAATTGCCTATAATCAGGTAACTCAAATCTTCCATAAAGGTGTCAAAATGTCATATACTGCTTTAGCAACATACAATCAACAAAATGTATTTAATCTTGATAATGCAGCATATAACGAAACAAATGGAGAAGGTGAAAATTCTTCAACAAGTAGATTAGCATTGTTCGGAGGTAATCCAATTACTGATGAATTTGCTGAGCAAATGGAATTAGCACTTGACCAAATTGCAAAAGAAGTTGAGTATTTTGCTATCAACGGTACATTCAATGATGGTACCGGTGCAGACTTTGCAGGTACAGACGACAGGCAATTTAGAGGTTTAGATGCACACCTCGCATTAACAGGCGGAAACATCTATTACAATACTGATGATGAAACATCAGGCGGAACAGACCAAAAGATTCATTGGGACGGTATCGCAGGAGCATTGAAAGTCATGTATGACTCATCTGCACCTATGAAACAACCTGTACTTTTGGTATCATCTGCTAACTTATTAGAGCTTAACAAGCAATTGGCAAGCCCTACAGTTTCAGGTGCATTAACAGGTACTATCCTTCCAAGAGATAGAAACGTTGGTGGTATCGATGTCGATACAATTATTACACCATTTGGTTCTATCGGAATGATGGTTCTTGATAGCAACGTTCTTGGTGACACAGCAGCTTATATCGTAGACTTAGCTTATGTATCACCTGTCTTTACAAACATTCCGGGTAAAGGAACTGTTTTCGTAAGGGACGTAGACCAAGCAGATAATGCAAGAGTAGCTAAAGCTATCTACATGGAAATGGGATTTGACTTCGGTCCTCCAAATTACCACTTAAAGATTAGCGACATAGCAGCTCCCTAATTAAATTAATAACAAGATGTAGGGTGGAAATCCACCTCCACCCTTATCTTGTGCTATAGTAAGGTAGATATGAAAACAAAAGTAAAAAGCTGTTTAATAGACGTTTCAGCAGACGCAAGTAATTCCGAAAAAGTAAATACAGATGGTTTACTTTTATCAGCAATTGTATGTCCTGCTACAGTAACAGGTTCACAATTAACATTTGACTTTAGTATTGATGGTACTAATTGGTATGATGTTGTAGAAACAGATGGCACTGCAGTAGTGTATAACATTACAGCAGGTGACGTTGTAAGAATTGACCCTAGTGGTTGGGCATTTGCATCATCAGGTTTTTTAAGAATTACCTCTAATGGAACAGAAGCAGCAGATAGAACATTTAAATTAGTATTTAGAAGTAGCTAGGTAAACAATGAGTACAACCATTGGTGACCTCGTAGATAGAGTATATAGAGAGTATCTAGAAACACCTGATAACTTAATTAGTTATACATATTTAGATACTGCTATAACAGATACAACAACTACCACAATATCTTTTGATGGTAACTTGTTATCTATTGAAGAAGAAGATTTATTAGATGCAGGTACTGTAATAGAAATTGGTAAAGAACTTATGTATTGTAAGTCTATCAATACTGTTGATAACACAGTTACAGTAGAAAGAGGAGTAAGAGGAACAACAGCAACCACACATGCTATAGGAGATTTAATAAAGATTAAACCTTTCTTTACAAGACAAGCTGTATATGATGCAGTCAAAGACCAAATAGAAACTTTATATCCTACAATATTTGCAACTGAAACAAAAGAAGTAACAGCAGTTGCAGGCTTTCTAGTATTAGACTCAGTCAATAATGACAACTACTTAGTTGCACCTCTCGCAGCTATTAGTCAGTACGTTACATTTGCTAATGATGCTGATGAAACAGGAAGTCAATATAGAGGAGTATCAGTAGAGTTAATTGATTTACCAAATGGTTTTACATGGACTGATAGTGAGGGTGATGAGAATACAGTTACACATACTGAAGGTCCATTAGTTGTAAAGGGTTTGCAGTTTTATGGTGTTAATCCGGGTAAAAAAGTATTTGTAACATTTAAGAAAAAGTTTAAATCTATTACAGATGAAGACACAACCTTATCATCTATAGGCATAGAAGCAGAGTATGAACCTATAATTATGGCAGGTGTTGCTGCACAAGTGATAGCATCTAGAGATATACCTAGTGCAACAGCATCTTATATTACAGAACAAATGGCAGTACAAAGTTTTCCTGTTAATTCTGCTAGCAGTATAAGAAACTCTTTACTTCAATATAAAGCTTTATTAATAGAACAAGCTAGAAAAGATTTACGTGCTCGATACCCTGAACCTGTAACTATAAATAGTATTGTATATCCGGGTTAGTCATGCCTAGGATACCAACAACTGACTTAATTCAGAACCCACAAAGGTATGGTTATAATTTACGTTTAGGTACATTACTACTTAGAACATCTACCGGACCACAAGAAGGTAGGCAATTAGTAATACAATCATCTGATGTAGAGAACCAACAAAATAGAATTAACGTAGCACAGAATGCAGAAGACTTTACATCTAACTTAGGTCGTATATATTCTAGAAATAACTTTAGTGGTGGTCAGGGATTAGATACTGCACACAGAGCTAATGGTACAACTAATGATGTTACTAGATTTTGGGATAGTAAGAACATAGATGTCTTTCATGGAGATGAAGAAACAGCTTATAATGTACATTTATTATTTACTACAGAAAATAAATATTCTTTTACTAACAGTAATAATTATATAGCAAGAACAACTGATGGTGATTTATATGTTACAGATGGTAATACGGTAATCAAATCTAGTAATGGTGGTGATACATGGGCAGAAGTTACTGACTCTACATATACTGCATTAACTATTAATTATAATTTTACAGGTGCAGTTGCATTTGGTAATACGGTATATTTTATAACAGCTGATTCTAGTGGTAATAATCACGAAGTAATACATTACGATGCTAATCATTCAGGTGATGAATGGCAAAAACATAACACAAGTTCCAATACAACAACTAAATTAAATGGTATATGGTTAGAAAAAGGTAGATTAATTGTTGCAGGTTACAATGATGAAGCAGCATATTTATGGGAAGTAAGTCCTTTTGATGACAGTTGGTCATCTGAATTATCTACTTCTACTTACATTAGCAGAACAGAACCTACACATACATACTCTGATGCTACAGATGCGGGTGCAGCGATACTTGTATCTTCTACTGATGGAAATATATATTCACTTAAAGAAGATGACACAAGTGGTTTATTAGTTTTACAAGGTCAAACACGAATAGGTTTTGAAGAAGTACATAGCGTAGCAGCTGCTGAAGGTATTGTATTTTTCGGTACAAAAGAACAAGCATCAAACATTGGAAGGTTTTACAGAGCACAGTTAGTTGTAGCTGATAATCTGTATGTTCTTGCTAACAGACAATTAGTAAAAGAATGGGTTACATCTGTAAATTCTGCACCACAAACATCTTATGTTTCTAGAGATAGTATTTATGTAGGTGTACAAGAAGATGAAGACACTACATATCTTTGGAGATACTATTTACCAACTGCAGGATTTGCTAGAGATTTAGAAATAAACCATAGCGGTAGTTCTAGTAATGCTAAGGTGCTAGGTTTAACACGTGCTAATGATGGTTCAACATCAAAGTTTATTATAGCTGTAGAAGGTGAAGCTATGTACAAAGAAACAAGTACATATAGTTCAGAAGGATATGTAGTTACTGCAGCAGCAGACTTTTATACTGCAGAAGAAAAACAATTTGTTGGTGCAAAAGTATCTACATTAAACTTAGGTGAGAATACATCAGTAGAACTAAAATACAGTAACAAGTTTGAAGATTTAGATAATCCTGAAAATGGTTCATATCTACAAGCCATAGTACAAAACTCAGGTTCAGGTGATTTAGAAAAACAAATCAATCCTGTTGCAAGATATATTATAGGAAAACTAATACTTAAATCAGAAACAGGTATTAATACACCTAAAGTTAAATCATTAGAGTTTCGTGCATTAGCAAGACCCGAACTTGTAGTAGCACAAATACCTATAAACATATCAGATAGAGTTGAAAGACCCGGAAGAAAACCTGTGTTAGTAAAAGGTTTAGGAGATAAGTTGTATAGCAAACTCAGAGAATTAGAAGGAGATGCTATTACATTACAAATATTCCAACCTAATGAAGTTATTAGAGGTGTAGTAGAAAGAGTAACATATCCTATATCAGGTAGCGAAGTAATAGGTAGTGACTTTACGTTTGCTATTATTACTGTAAGAGGTACAAGACAACCTACTATATCTCCTGTATCTAGCGAGGTTGTGTTTGGTGTAGGTCAATTAGGTGAAGTAAGATTTGGTGCATAAGAAAAAAATGCTAGGATAATTACATGGGTATATTAACAATATTAAAAGAAGGTGGCGGTTTAAATATAGATACTATTGGTAACTTACCTATAGATGAAGATATTGATTTTACAGACGACATAAATTATTCTGCTATAATTGGTCTAGCAAGTTTTGGATTATCACGTTTTGGTGATACAGTAGTAACGGAGAAGAAAGCTTAATGACATTACAAACAGCTGAATACAGTAACTTTTTTGAAACAACATTAGACGGCAACGTAGCCGGTGGTGATACAACTATAACACTTAGTGCATTACCTACATCAGATGGTACGAACTATATTAACGCACCATATTATTTAGTAATTAATCCTGATAGTGCAACTAACAGAGAAGTAATTAACGTAACTTCGCATAATACAGGTACATTACAAATAACAGCAACAAGAGATGTTGAAGGTAGGCACACTCCTGACATTGGTCACGACACAGGTACAACTGTCCGTATGGCAGTAGTAGGTGAAATGTTTGAAGATTTACATGACAGACTAAATGACGTTGCATTAACTGGTGAAATTACAGGAACAATAGATAGTTCTACTCAAGACATTTCTACAACATTGACAAGCGGTGTAGATGCTACAAAGATTGCTGATGGTTCTGTAACAAGCACAGAGTTCCAATATATAAACACATTAAGTTCTAATGCACAGACACAGATAGACAGTAAGTTAGCACACACAGGTGGAGAGATTAAAGATTATAAAGAAACAGTTGCTACTACTGCTAGTGCAGGTACAAGTTTTACAAGTAACGTACTTACATTAGATGTAGAAGATGGAAATGTTTTTGACATAACACTAGATGGAAACATTACTACTTGGACTATAAATAATATGGATTCAGGTACAACTATTACAGTAATACTTAGACAAAGTACAGGTAGTCATACTGCACCTACACAAATAAACTCTACAACTTTTAAAACACCGGGTGCTGCAGGACTAACATTAACAACAGATGCTAGTGCTATTGATGTTGTGTCAGTATTTTATGATGGAACAGATTATTTAGTATTTTCACAATTAGCATTTGGATAGGAGTTTTATATGTCCCCTTTAGGATTATCTAAAGCATCACTACTTGCAGGTGGAGAAGCACCCTATGAAGGTGCATCAACTTCTGCTGATTTACTATGGCATCTTAAAAATTATGAACCTGCTTCATACAGTACTGCTGAAAATGTAACCTTTAATGTAGGTGGTACAAATAGAGATAGCAGGATAACTGCTTATAGTGGTAATCAAACATGGGGTGCAGGTTCTATATCTGCTGTTGCAAGTAGGTTAGCTTGTGCAAGAGTAGAAGGTAACTTAACAATTAGTTCTGGGTTTACATTATCACCTTCAACAACTTCTAATGGTTTATACATATTTGTAGACGGTGACCTTACAGTTGCAGGTACTATTTCTACGTACAACAAAGGACAATCAGGTTCAAGTGGTACAGGAACTATGGCATTAAATTCATCTGCTAATAAAGTTGCAGGAAGTACAACAATAACAATGAGTGGTAGTGCTGCTGCACATACTAATGGTTCATCTACTGCTTCATCACTACAAACAGGTGGTGGTGGACAGGGTAGGCATGGTTCTTATGGTAAAGGTTCTGGTGCTACAGGACACATTTTTTCTGGTGGTTCAGGTGGTGGTGGTGGTGGTGCTGTTGGTTACTATAATTATTATCAAGGTGGTGGTTCAGCAGGTGCTACAGCTACTGCTTACGCAGGTAAAGGTGGAAAAGGTGGTAACTCTGGTTATACACTTTATGGATATGCAACAGCAGACGCAGGTGGTTCAGGAGGTACAGGTAATCCGGGTGGAGATGGTGGTACAAATAACTCTCGTAATTCATCAGATAGCCGTACAGGATATACAGGAGATACAGGAACAGGTGCGTCATTAGTTATTTACGCAACTGGAAATATTACAATTAATTCTGGTGGTACATTATCTACTAACGGTAGAGCAGGTCGTTCTGGTTCCCACTTTAGATTAAACGCAGGTGGAGGTGGTGGTTCAGGTGCAGGTATTCTAGTTGCAGTATGTGCAGGAACATTTACCAATAATGGTAGTATTACTAATGCAGGTGGTGCTTGTGGCGGAGGTTCAGGTAGTGCAGGTTCTGCAGCAGGTAATGGAGGTAAATTAACAGGAGGTGGATACTAATGCCTGTAACAGCTTATTATAATCCAGATGATGAAAATCATAGAAATTGGAAAGAAAATTTTGGATTTACAGATGACGACACCATTAATGATAATAGTGTAGACACATATCAGGGAGAAAAAAAACTACCAGTAATAGTTGTAGATGTACCTGCTTGTTCATATACAGAAACAGTATCTGAATGGTACAATCCTGTAACTGGTGCAGAACTTGGTGAACAAGAAATTACATTAAATGTTGAAATGCATACAGGAACATATTACTTTGAAAATTTAACACAGTATAATGATTGGGTGACAGATACTTTAAACACATTAAGTTCTCAGGTGGATAGTCCAGACGGTGTAACAAATTTATTACCTGCTTCACTTCTACCTAGCGAACCTGCTTGGTGGAATGATTATGCAGAAAAATAAAAGAACAGATATATATTGGACCATACACCCTAATTGGTTAGCACCTAGTGCTATGTATAAAAACCCCTTTGAAGAAAAAGTATTAGCACCTTGTCCAGTTGTAGCAGATTACAACAAAAGAATTAGATACTTACCCACTCCTTATCATTTAAAAATTAAGCCTATATGGAAATATAATCAAGTTATAAATGATTATGAGTTTGTAGAGTTTGAAGCAAATAGTAAAGATTTACAACCTAATTACATTTGGAGTACAGAAACTACAACTGAAACAGGTAGAGAACAATGGTATAGTACTTATAAAGCACAGTTTCAAATAGTTACTCCATATATATTTTTATGTGAAAAACCAATGAACATGTATCTTGAAGGTATACAATCTGCTGCAACCGAATCGAAAATTAATGAAGTTAGATTCATAGAAGCAGTATTAGATATACATAATTATCCTAGAGCTTTATCATCAGCATACGCATTTCAATCAAGAAATTCTGAAGCAGAGTTTATTAAAGGAGAACCACATACTAAATTAATATTTAATGACAAAGTTAGATTGCACAAATTTACACCTACTTTGAAATTAGAACAGTGGTTAAAAACAAATACGAATTTAGTTATGTATCAAAGAGGTACAAAAAAATTGTTTGATGTAGTTAAAGAAAGAAAGCCTAAAGGTTTATTTAAAGAAATTAAAAATAACATAGAATATTCTGAAGCATAATGTTACAATCCAATTTATGGATTACATAATAGGTTTCTTACTAGGATTTTTTTTAAAAGATATTAGCAACTTTATTAAAAGAATAAGTAATTATGATTGGGAAAATCGTAACTACTTTAATAAAGCATACACTTGGAGTGATGATATCTATATGTCAGAGGATGACCTTCCATAATGGCTACTTCAAAATCAAGTAATGGATATACACAAAAGGAATTAAATCAAATGATATTAGACAAACTTGAAAAGATTGAAGAAAAGCTAGACCAAAAATTAGACAAAGCAGAATTTTATAAAGTATTAGGATTATTGGTAGCAGTAGGTGGTGTTGTTGTTGCTGCCATAATGTAGGAGAACAATGGCAACATTAAAGATAGACACAAAAACAATCATCCCAATAATTGCAACAATAGTAATTAGTGCATTTGGTTGGGTATTCAACTCAATAGAAGAAATTAAATCACATCAAAACGCTTGTGATGCTATGGTATTAGAAATGAATAGTGAATTAGATATGCTAGAATCTAACTTTACTGAACTACTATTTAAATTAAACGGCTAGAATATAATTATGTGTTGGATAAAACAAAAAGAAGATGGTTCTTACGTACAATTATGTGATTGTAAACATGGGAGTGATAACTGTGAAAATAATAAGTAGAGATGATTGGGGTGCTAAACCTAACAAGACTAAGTTTAGTAAGCTAGGTGAAGTAAAAGGATTGGTAGTACATTGGTCTGCTTACCCTACAGCTGTAGGTAATCAATCAGAGATAGACCAATGTAAGAAAATACAAAGACTACATCAAGAAGACAGAGGTTGGAATGACGTAGCATATAACTTTTTAGTAGGAGATACAGGACAAATATATGAAGGCAGAGGATTTGGAAACAGAAGTGCAGCACAAGGTGGTAACAGTAGGCAAGAAATTAATTACAATAACAAGCATTATGTTGCTGTGTGTTGGCTTGGTGGCAGCAAAGCTACCGACAAACCTTCAGATAAAGCTATTGAATCTGTTAAGTGGCTCTACGAACAAGTCGGTGGAGAACTAAGACCACACTCATCATTCAAACAAACAAGTTGTCCGGGTGATGCATGGCGACAAAGTATCATAGAAGGCTTACCTGTTAGCACAGTGTCCAATCAAAGTCCACCTGATATGATACACCCTAACTTTATACAGGAGAAATTAGATACAATTATTGCTAAAATAGATAAGATAGAAAACAAATTAAAGTTAGGAAATTTAATAAAATGAGTAACGAGTATAAAACATTAATAGAAAAAACAGTATGGACATTCATTGAAGCTTTCGTTGGTGCTATTACAGTTGCACCACTCGTTGGCGTTGATGCTTCAGCTGTACAGATTGCTGCATTATCAGGTGCATCTGCTGCTTTAGTAGTTGTAAAAGAGTTTGCTAAAAAGAAAGTAGCACCTGCTGCACCAAAAATAAGTAAGTAATGTCTGTTACATACAGAGGTGAAAGGTTTTCAGGTTACAACAAACCTAAGGCTACGCCTAATGCTAGTAAATCGCACGCGGTACTAGCAAAAAAAGGTAGTGAAGTTAGGCTTGTAAGATTTGGACAACAAGGTAAAAAAGGTAGTCCTAAAGGTACTGCAAGGAACAAAGCATTCCACGCACGACACAATTGTTCAGCAAAAAAAGATAAATTTACTGCAGGTTATTGGGCTTGTAGGCATAAGTGGTAGTATTGAGTATGAAAACTAATAAGAAAAAAAAGAATACAGGTGGTAAGAATGGGAAGAAAAAAAGATACTAATATATTTAGTACGCCTCAAAGATTAAAGAAGTGGGCATTAGATTTGTCAGATGAATGTGGTAGTGTGCTAACTAACACACCACCTAACATTCGTAACATAGACAAGTTAGTTGAAAAATTTGTTAATGATTACAACTACAGTATGGATAAAATTAATCAAGAACAAGTTAAGACTTAGCCTCTTTTAATTTATCAATCCATTCACTAGCAATTTTCTTAGTCATATTACCTGAATTGACTAATGCCTTTGCTTCTTGTGCTACTTGTTCTGCACTACCACCTGCATCAATACACTCGTTAATAAGTGTATCCATGAAGTTAGCTTGTGCATCACTCATTGGGTCTTGCTCCCATTTACCGCTTGGTATGTCTGCCATATCTTCTCCTGTTTTATCTACTGTACCTTCTGTAAATACAGATTCTATTTTCTCCACGCTAGTTTTGCTATCCCATTCTTTCATGTCTTTGCCTTGGTCTTTGTATCTCTCAGCAATCTTTTCTGCTTCATCAAGAAACTTACCTTGAGTAGCTGTATCCCATTGCTCAACATCTTTATCTACTCCTGTTAATAGTACTCTTTTGTATGCAGATTCGTATGTTGTCTTAGCAAACTCTTTGTTCTCACTACACATGTTAAAGACTAAGTTCTTCATGTTAGTAGTAACTCTTAGTTCGCTCACTGTCTGTTTAGAATGGGGGTTTTTTTTTACATCTTCTTTGACAGGTGCAGGTGGTTTAGTTTTCGTATCCCCATACTCTTTCTTATCACCACCTGTAACTCTGTCTTTCTTAGTCATTTCCTCACGTGTAGGTCTAGGCTCTCCTTTCTTTTGAAAGCCTGCATTGGCTAAGGCTCTACCGATTGCAGAAGTTTCAGCGTTCTCTACCCATGAATACTCATTAGCAAAGCCACCCTGTCCTTTTTCCTCCTGTGCCAAACCGGTAGCTAAGGGTTGCACTGCACTTTCATCTTTATATATAGATGCAAATACAACCACACTTTCTAAATTATCTGTAGCTTGTACTAGATTTGTTTGTATTCTACCTGTTGGGAATTTATCATAGAACTCACGTATGCGGTCTTCAACCATAACGTAGTCATTTAAATTGAATTTCATTTCTCTCCTTCCTAAATTGTATTGTATCTAAGCTGTGATTTTAAGTGTATAACTATCAACGATTTTTGTTTTGTGAAAATTTTTACACAATACATTTTTGCATATGAGATAGCCTTTATGGCAGGCTTGATGCCAACCACAACTTGGACATATTGTATTAACAATCTGCATAAATTACCTACTTCCATGTTAGCAGTCTATTCAAGATTGACCAAGTATTCTGCTGTTACACCTTTGTCAGGTTTAACAAACAAGCAGTATTGTGATGGTCTTCCCATACTTGCTAACTGTTCTTGTGCGAAAGTGTTGTAGCTTTCTGTACTACCATTACACCAAAACCTAATATCATTAATGTATTGTGTATTAGGTGTATGAAAGTGTCCTGCTACTGCGTAATCAAAGTCTTCCATTAGACCTTGACTAGCTAATGTCTTCCACCCTTGTATCTTTTTTCCAAATCCATACCATGGAAACCCTGCGAATCCACGCACTTGGTCACCATGAAACATAAAGAACTTAGATTTCTTGCCTAAATCTGCAACAGAATACCATGCTCTTTCGTTCTTTTTGTATGCGATATGAAACTTTATTCGTGGCTCATTGTCAAATATCTTTTCTAATATGTTACCTAACATTGCATCTGCATTAGTTTCAGGGTGCATATCCTTTCTACCTCTACCACCTAATGCACCATGATTACCTATAACCCAATGACACTCTACTTCATCAAAGTGTTGTAACAATCTATTAAAGAAACCATGTAAGATACGTGGTCCATCAACTGTTACTTGTGCATATAAAGAACTGTCAATTAGATGTGCCTGTCCGGGAAATATTAATTCACCTTCCACTATATCTCCCAATGCTAATACAACACACTTATTGACTTTATGACTTGCACGTTGAATGTCTGCTAAATCACATATCTTATCGGCATATCTAAGCACACGTTCTTCTGCAACTTCAGTTGAATAGGTTGGTGTAATCTTTGCTAGCTGTATATCGCTAAGTAAAGGCACACAAATCTCCTCGTGTTTAGTTTTCTTTTTGCTCTTGGTCGGTGGTTTCACAGGGCGTAGGTCTAATTCAGCAATATTGCTTTCAATAGCTTCGTTCATAGCTTCAATCAAATCAAGTTTCTTATCTTTCAATCGGTCTATTTGTTTGCGTTGTCGCTCTATGACCTTCTTTAGTTCATCAACTTTGTCGCTAGTTGCTTCTGCGATTAAGTCTGCAAATTCTGCTTTACTCGGTTTTTCCATTTACTTATCGTACTTTCATCTACTCGCACACCAAACCTCTCGTTCAGTATTCTTGCTACAACAGAGGGCGAAACATCTTTACCTTCGTGTATTTGTTCCTCTAACATCAGAATAAATTTCTTTCCATTCTCATCTAACTTAGATGTGAAAGAGGAATTAAGGTTTCCAACAGTCGCACTCTTGATTAGTTCATTTAGTTCATTGTCTTCCATGTCTTCATGATAGCAGGATATCGCACACGAGGGCGATTAAAAAAAAAAATAAAAAACTTATCGTTACGCGATAGAAGTTAAATAAAAAACGTAACGCGAAAGAAACCAAAAAAAAGGTGCAGTATCGGTTGCCCGATACCACACCTTCTTTGGTAACTAGACAAGCGAGAAAGTCTAGTTACTTGATTAGACTATCTCTTGCCTAATGACTTAGCAAATTCTTTTGCCTCATCTACATCTTTCAAGATTATGATGTCATGCTTTCTGCACAATTCCTCACAATACATTCTGAGTTCTTTGTTATGCACATATGTATGACTATCTGTACCATCAGGTCTTACTGCGTATGCAACTACTTCCATGTCAGATACCAACATTCTTGGTTTAGGTTGTCTTGACAACCACATGATTGCAGGTACATCTACATAGTTTTGATAGTAGTCATTCTCACATATGTAAGTATTGTCATAGCTAGTTATTGCTCTTTGATTTTTAGCAAATGTTTCTATGACGCCTTCAGGTCTGTCATCTTTTTTGCCTTGACCTTTGCCTGAATAACCTACAATGTGTGAAGCAGGTAGTTGATTAACAATCTCCTCTATGTCACTAGCATTGAAAGACATACTACCACTACAATCTATGGCTACTGTACCACCTTTGATAGTTGTACGTTTTCTAGCAAACACTTGCTTGTCTGTAACCCATCTGTTTATGTAACGTGGTACTGCACCTACATCACTTGGTCGTTGCTTACGTACTTTCAACTTACCTGCTAAGTCTTTATCCAACTTACCTTGCAAGAAAGATACGTTAGCCCACCTGTGCCTACCTGCTCGCTCGTTAATTTTTTTGTCGCCTTTCATAAGCTCATTAACTGCATCAGATATTTGGTCAGAAACACCTTTAGATTGGTAATACTGTGGTGTCATAGCTTGTTGCACTTTGGCTTGTTGCAATGATTTTGGTTGCAACTTACCATACTTGCTAAAGTTACCTTCGCACAATGATTGATACAAAGCACCTAAGCGTTTGATTGGTTTATTGTATCCTCGTTTTAGAGTAGTTATACCTACTACATTCCAAGGCAGACATTCTTCTTGATAATTTGTTATGGTATCAAGAACTTGCATCAAGTTTAACAATCTTCTTAACAACTCTGTGTAAGTAAGTTTGACAAACCCTTTAGTGAATGTTTCAACAATTTCGTATGCAAATGATAA